TTTATTTTTCTTTTATTATTTTTAACATTTCTTCAGTTACTTCAAACATTTCGTCTCTCTTGGTATTATGTTTATAAACTGTTTCTAACATTTCTAATTTATCTTTAGCATTTGTCATCTTTTCGATGAACTTATCCATTTCTTCTAAATGTTGTGGATGCTCTCCAATACCAACAGGGTTATTAAAGTAAATAAGAAGTGTGGCTTCAGCCTCAGCCATTTCTGACCTATATTTCAAGGTCAGAGCTTCATACATTTTTTCTGATATCTTATTCATAATATATAATTTTAGAAAGGTAAATCTTCGGATGGGTCTTCATCGGATTGAGGATCAACAATGGTTGTTTCCTTTGTTTTTTCTTTTTCACCTCCAAGTGAAATTTCAGTTTCTTCACCGTAAACATATTTTTTAAGTTCTGAACTCCACATCGGTGTCTCTCCAACCGCAACTGCTTCCAAGTACTCAACAGGTTTTTTAGAATAAACATCATTCCAAGTCAGTTCATCTTCCAACCATCCTTCCATAATACCTTTGTCAGTATGTAATGGTGCTGGGTCATCATACATAATTGTTTGAACTACCGTGTATTCTTTTCCTTGTGGTGTTTTTGCTTTAATTAATTCAATAATCAAATCTCTTCCGTTTTCAGGATCAGTAACATTTCCTTTTGCTCTCCAAATAGGAAGAATCTTATCTAACACACCTTCTTGTTTATAGTTGTGTTTAAACCTCCAAAATTTAACACCATCTTGTTCGTTATCTCTATCAATAACTTTTACGATATAAAATAAACGTGAACGATATTGTGATGCTAAATCTTTATCTTCTTTTTTACCTGTAGACATAAGTTCATTATAAACTTCTGTAAGTGGTGAACGTTCGTTGTCATTTTTTTCAGGATCATACAACTTAACCCATTGTCCGTTAACTTGAATTTCGTGATACCAAACTTCTACAAATGGTGAAGAACCATCTTTTGTAGGTAGGATACGAATTCTTCTTTGTGCCGATTTTTCATTCTTTTGAAGAACTGCAGAAAAATATCTTTTCATTCTGTCTTCTTGTGAAATGTTTTGTTTTTGTGAACTCGGAGATGAGTTCTTTTCGTACTGCGCTAGTACCGCATCAATTGAATTTGCCATAGATTTTTGTTTTTAATTTATACTCTTTTATCTATAACAATTATAAGTGATTTTTGTAAAATGTCAAATAAAAAGGGGGTGTTTACGACACCCCCTTTTTGTATTATTTCTTAATAATAATTTTTTACATTTCTTCTTCCGTATCGTAAGAATTAAATGTTTTTTTAACATCATTAGGTGAAAAATTTTCTATTTCATCTGACGTTAAAACATATTCATTTTTTCCTGTCGCTTCTAAATCTTCTTTTTTATCATCAAAGAAATCTGTTAACTTTTGATTGTATGGATACGAATCAAGTGAACGTAACATAAGTTTTTCTTCAGGTGTTTTTTGACGATACTTGTCAAATTTAGTTTCAAGTGAATTAATTTTATTCATAATTTGATCCATGTGTTGTAATTTTTGCTCCAAATCATCAAGTTTTGCAAAAATATTATCCATAAATTCATCTTGTTTATCTTTGATTTCTTTTTGTGATGTAACTAAATCAGTAATATCAATTTCTTCAGTTTCTTCCTCACCTTCACCACCTTCTTTATCAACTTCTTCTACGTCAGGATCATTTTCAATATCGATTGGTTCAGGAACTTCTTCCGCAGCTCCAGCTTCAGGTGTTGGTGCCTCTGCTGGTGGTGCTCCCGCATCTACTGGTGGTGCTCCCGCATCTACTAATGGTGCACCTACATCTTCGGGTGGTGCGTCTGTAGGGGGTGCCGGTTCTTGTTCAGTCAAAACGTAACGATTAATTTCATTAAATCTTTTTAATTCTTCTAATATTTTGATATCAATTTTCATTTTTTTTAACCGTTTAATAAAGTTTTTATCCCAGTAGGTGTTTCAACTCTTAGGGTTCTATTTGTTTTAACGGTATTATCAAATCTTTCAATCAATCCGTCTTTCATTCTTACAGTATAACAATCACCAGTATCTAAGTCACACACTTGTTTGTAACCATTGTCGATTTCTTTTTCAGTGATTCTTGTGTCTTTTTTTAAATAATCGTCTAATAATAATTTTACGTTCATAACTTTTTTTTATATAAATATATGATTCAATCAAAAATTACGCAAACAAACTAAAACCAATTTTACATGATCCAATATAACCTTGATAATTGGCGTTCAAAATGGTGTCGTTGTTAATGTTAAATTCAACAAAATCTTTAACTTCTTGTGGTGTTGCAGGTGGTGTTGGTGGTGATGCCGCAGGATCTCCATATATGTAAGTCGTGTCTATACTCGCAATAATTAATTGAGCAATTGCTTTTTCGTATTTTTCTTGTTCTGTATTACCAACATTTAAATCTTTTAATTGTGTCAAATATGGTGACATAATAACATATTGATTATAAATAAAAGTGATTGGTCCTTTAAAATCACTAAAGGCAAACAAAGGAATATTGAAATCTCTGATTTGTGTACAAATAACGCTTCCACTGAAAATAGAATCATTTGGATACAAATTGATTGGTGTTAATTCAAATAGATTGTAATTTGGCGGTTGTAATATATTGTTTTCAAACCCATTAGAAACTCTTGTTGCCGCTATTGCAAAAATTGTTGTTGCAATATATCTATCATAGTTAGGTAACGCCAAGACTTCAAAGGCAAAATCACTAAATGTAATTGGTGTTCTACTGACATTAACAAATGGTAGTGTCTGATAAACAGGATCAGTTATTAATACACTACATTCCGATTCAGGACTTGTCGTTATACCAGCACTAGTAGTATCGTCTAATCCTGTCGTAACATCAGTAACAACAGTATTTGGGTTTTTAGTGTTTAATATATCTGCTTTATATTTTTCTAAATAATTTGTTTTAACATACGTTGCAATAACATCTGGTTGTGGTAAAGCATATTTTGGCATTCTTGTACCTTCAAATGACGTATCAAAACTATCAGGACTTATTGAATGTGAAACTTTTGTTATTAAATAAGGTCCATAAAATATAGGTACGTGTTTTAAGTTGAAGTACATCAAGGGTTGTATCATCGCATTTCCTAACGATTTTACGGTGCAACTATAAGATTGTGTTTGATAGAAAGAATAAAGTGATGTTGTTTGTTGGGCGATTTTATCACCATTAACACCATTAGCCAATTGATCATTAACCAAAAATGTTGCTGCGGTTTTCTTTTTGTCATCCATATTTACTTGTATGGATTTAAACATATTTTGATTTCTAATACCAAAATCGACATTGAACCCAACAACTTTATTTGACAACGAAAAATTATATTGTCCAGCAGTCGACACCCTGATTGGGTTAGTTGATGGGTTTCTGAAGTCGTAACTGTCATCACCATAAAAAACAAAAGCATTATCTTCTTGTGCCGGTTTGTCAGATGGTTTACCAACATAAACTAATAAAAATTTAGGTCTTGAATCTAAAAAGTTTACTTCTTCATACGTCCCAAAAAGGGAATTTGGTACGTCAATATTTTTTGGTTCAGAATTTTTAAGTGGATTGTTATTTCCATAAAAATTAGTAAATGACGGTAATGCAAAAAATAACATATTATCACATACCTTATTAATAAAACCAATAACATCTAAAATAGAAATATTATTATCACCTTTTAAAATATCAGAAACAGCCATTACATCAATTTGTAAACTATTACCAACATCAGTATTAGATGGATCTTGAAATAAGAAGTCTTCAAATATTGTTCTTGTAGTTAAATCACTACCAGAAATCCATTTATCATTAAATGCTTGAAAAGTATTGTATGTGCTTAATTTTGTAACAACACCTTCAATTTTACTTCTAGTTGCTTCCAATTTATTGACTACGGTAGGTAGATTTGTATTTAAATAAGATGAAACTTCCAAAACCATTTCTGACATCAACTGATTTTGTGAATTTAAAAACGAATTAAATCCTTGATAAAATATGTTACTATT